GTACCAACGCTTTCACAAAAACAGGCAACACGGTGGTCTTCACGGCTGCCACTAGTGCGCCTACGCCTGTGCAAGCACTGTCTACTACGCTGGGCGGCAACCAGTACCGCATCATCAACAGCGGGCTTGTAACGGTGTTTCTGGGCTACGGTACAGCGTCTGGTGATGCAACCAACAACGCCACAGTGGTGACCAGCACTGGCCCTGCTTACCCGCTGCTGCCTGGCACAGATGAGATTCTGACGTTTGTCCCTAACGCTTACTTTACTGGCATCACATCTAGCAGTACGGCTGCGGTGTACATCACCCCTGGCGATGGAATGTAACCATGTTAAAAACAGTCAGCAGCACCATCAACGCCATAGGCGCTCTTAACTACCAAGGTACGTGGGACGCTAATGCCAACACCCCTACGCTGACTTCCAGCGTGGGTACTAAGGGTAACTACTATGTGGTGTCTGTTGCTGGCAGCACTAACCTTGACGGCACTACGCTGTGGGGTGTGGGAGATTGGGCGGTGTTCAACGGGTCTATCTGGCAGAAGGTAGACGGCGGTGACACTGGCAACTTCACCACCATCTCTGTGACTACGCTGGCTACGTTAGGTGGCACAAACTTCACCAGTGCCAACTCAGCGTCTGCAACATTTGCAACGTCCAGCCTGCCGCTAGTGCCGGAAGGCTACATTACGGTACAGATTTCTGGAACCAACAAGAAAATTCCTTACTACGCAGTCTGACATGGAACAAGACACAGGCCACACATCATTCACAGACCTCATCGTTATTTGGGTGGGGACTATCCTGGGGCACTTCACCCTTTCGGATGCGGTGTTGTGGTCTACTCTTGTTTTCACTTTGTTCCGCATCTACGTCATCATTCGAGATGAGATATTTGGGAAAAAGCCATGAACATGAATGACTTGTCCTACGTGCGGTTTGGCGACAAAGACGGCCTGGGACAGTTCTTGTTTGAGAACGGGGTGCAGCACAGGCTGTTCCACCAGATTCTTGCTGACAACAACATCCTGTACCCCAAGTACCCCATCATTGATGCCAACACTGACAACCTGGATGATTGGCTGTTTGTGCATAACCAAGAACATCAGTCACTGGCATCTATCCTAGTGTTGGACAATCCTTTTCAGTTGCTGGACGCAGATTGGAATGTGGAAGATGACTTCTACGATTGGCTGGGTGTTCACCTCACCATTCATCAACAAATAGCATCTTCTTTGGGGGTCTAATGGCAACAGTACAAGAGATTCTCCAGCAGGACATACAGCGGTCTGGCGGCGACTTCAACCAGCTATACAGCCAGCTTCAGAAGCATTTGGGCGAGAACAGGCTCCGCATATTGCGGGCTGGCAACACGCTGCTGCTGTTAAGCGTCAGAAACACTGGTGAGGCTAACGTCCACATTGCTACCATTGACAGCCCCCGCGAGTTAGTTGGCAACATCAAAAAATTGTATGAGGGAATGAAAGCGGTAGGGTTTACCAAAGCTGTGTCCACCGTGACCAACCCCATGATGACAAAAGTGCTAGACCAGGCTGGTATTAAGTACCGTGTCCAGCAGAAGCCTAGTGCTACTGGTGCGCGGGAATTTTCTATTGAGATAGGAGCTTAATATGGGTGGCCCTACAAAAGTGGTTGAAGACTTTGTTCAAGACGTAAGCAACACAATTACGCAAGTAACGCAGCCTATAGAAAAGGCTGTGACCGCTGGCGTGGAAGACACCAGCAAGAATTTGACCAGTGCGTTGCAGCCTGTAGAAAAGGCAGTCAACTATGTAGGCGCACATCCAGAACTTCAATTAGCTGTTGCTATGATGGTTGCCGTACCTGTCGTTGGTCAATACATTGGTGCAGAGCTTATGGCTGCTGGAGCCGTAACTAGCGCAGAAGCAGCAAGTGCCGCCGCTATTGCCCAAGGAGCCACCGCCGCACAAGCCGCTGCCGCAGCACAAGCTGCAACCGCTACCGCCACGGTCATAGGAACGGCTATTGCCAGCACAAGCGCACAAGTAGCACAGGGTGTGCCGTTAGAGCAAGCCATTCAAAACACGGCTGCTGATGTGGCTGTATCGCAGTTATCTCCTGCGGCTGCAAAACAATTGGACGGCCTTCTAAACAGTCCTGCTGTAACAGACGCTATTACTTCTACCGTGGCCTCTGGAGCCGCAACCGCTGCTAGAGGTGGTTCTCAGGAAGAAGTTGAGAAAGCCATGACAGCAGGGCTTGCTGGCTCTGCTGCTTCTTCTGCATACAAGTCGGTGGCAAAATCTGCTCCTGACATTTACAGCAAGACTATTGGTGGAGCCACTGCTGGTGCAGTAAAGGGTGGAACAGAAGGAGCCGTTGTTGGTGGTTTGTCCTCCGCTGCTGGCAGTTTGGGTAGGCCATCATCCACGACAAACTTGGCTGCTGATACAGGCGGCGGCGGTGATTTAGAGCCGTTTGTAGACCCATCAACATCGGGTGGCGCAGCGCCAGTAAAGTTAGAAAAACCTGGCGACCTTTACTATGACCGCGCTGCTAACAAATATTACGACCCTAGCCAAGTGGACGCACAAGGAAATTTAATTCCTAACGCCAAAGCAGAAGACATTGGAGATTTTTTTCTTCCAGAAGTAATAATAACGGGCACACGGGAAAAAGAATACACACCCGAAATTACATTGCCTTCTGGTTACAAAATTCCCCGTGTTGACGTATATGGCTCAAACCAACCAGCAAGAACAGACTTTACGCCGCCTCCTTCATTGGCTGAACCAGAAGTTCCTACAGAAGTTCCTACAGAAGAGCCTCTTGCAGAAGAACCTCCTGCGGAAGAAGCTCCTGCCGACAAGCCAAGCACCTACAAGCCTGACATTTTTGTAACCACTTACAAGAAGCCAAAGTCTGGAGCTAGTTATTCATCTACGCTTGGTGCTGCGCTAGGCACAACAGGCACAACAGGCACAACCACAGGGTTGACAGCCGAACGTGGCGCTGGTGAAATCGAAGGCACAAGTACTGGCAAGAAACGCAAACAAGTTTGGAACGAAGAGTCTCTGAAACTCAAAGACGCACTAGGAGTGTAAGCATGGCATCAGCAGTTAGAAAACTTACTGGAGTAGGCGGCGACATCCGCAAAATAGCGCGGCTGTTGCAGAAAGAAGCCCCTCCAGGGCACATGCTTGCCTACATCAACCAAGAAGAAGCTGACTTGCTGAAAGCCCGTGGAGGCTCTGGTAAGCCACATGCGGACACGGGTGTGCCTTCTTTTGAAGAAGAAGAGTATGTGCCTGATTACAGCCCTACCAGCCAATACACTGGAAGCAGTTACGGCTCTGGAGAAACAACTGCATTTCCAGATGCTGCTACCGTTACGGAATCTCCTTCTTCTTTTGTTCCTCCAGGAACAGCTTTTCCACAATATCGTTCTCAACCCGAAGTGACGGCAGATGCTCCAGTAGACATTGCCGCCGCTACTGCTGCTGCTCCTATTTCTGGGGAAGGAGCTGCTAAGTTTGTAAGCTCTGGCGCACCAATAGCGGGCTACGAAAGAGGCGCATATTTGCCAGCAGCGCAGCCAGCCGCAGAAAAAGGTTTCTTTGAAGGCATGAGCGACCAAACAAAAGCACGGCTGGGTATTGGCGGTGCACAGGCAGTGTTGGGTGCTTACCAAGTTAGCCAAGCAACAGACCAAGCTAAGAAGTACAGAGAAGACATGGCAAAGCTGGCGCAGCCCTACCAAGCAGAAGGCAAGAAACTTATTGCCCAAGCTCAGAGTGGAGAGCTTACGCCTGCTGCCCAGCAACAGCTACAAGCCGCACAAGCACAGGCCGCGCAGGGCGCACAGTCTCGCGGCGGTGTAGGTGCACAGCAAGCCATGATGGCGGTAGAGAACATGCGTCAGCAACTGTTGCAGAACCAATATGACTACGGTCTGAAAGTTTCTGGCATAGGAGATTCTATTGCTAGTGGAGCCATCAGAACTGGCATGGATGCCGACAGATATGTCAACCAACTGGCAAGTAGCTACGCCAGCAATGTTGCCCGCACCTTATCAAATGCGCCTACGTATGTGAACTCATACTCGCAAATCACATAAGGAGCAACAGCATGGCAGAAACAGTAAAAGAAAGCGAAATTCCTACTTCAGTGGACAACGATGCGTTGTTGGGTAGAGCTAGAGGAGTAGGACAAGCCAAAAATTTTGCAGCAACAAATTATTCTTTTAAGCCAAGAGAATCAAAACTTGAGCCAGTTAATTTTGTTGCGCCGGAATTACCCCGAATAGGCACTGCTGGAGAAGCCTACAAAAAAGCAATGAAAGCCCCTATGTTGGCTTTGCAGACAGCGGAAGAGAAAAAACTCAAGGAAGATGCAGACAAGCAGTTGGCAGAAATAGGGTTTGAAGCCACAAAACAAAAGAAACTTGCTGACTCTTCTGCTAAACAAAGACTGGACATTTTGGACGACCCTTCGCGTGCTGAATACAGAAAAGCATTAGACGATAAAGCCAAGCCGTTTATTCCGCATGAAGAGAACGCCCAAGACATGGTGATGTTGTTTGGGTTGATGAACGTATTGGGTTTTGCTATTGGCGCTGGCGGCAAAGAGTACTCCCAGGTTGCTATGTCTGCTATGAACGGCATGTTAGAAGGCCATCAAAAAGGCAGAGATGACCTCTACAAGAAAGAGAAGAGCATCTTTGAAACAAACCAGAAACAACTGGATTCAAGGATTAAACAGCTTATGGCATTTATGCAAGACACAGAGTTGTTGTCAGGCATGGACAAGACCGCCCGCGACCAAAAAATCCAAGGCGAGTTTTTGCAACAAAACGCCACTTTCCTAAAAGACTTCTACGAAAAGAGGGGTTATGGCCCCACTTTGGAGCTTATGAAAAAAGCAGTAGATGTCGCTGGAACAATAAACAACCTCACTCAGAAAGAGATTGACCGCGCTGCTCAACAATCGTATGACTTAAAAATGGAGTCGCAAAAAGCTACAGAAGCTAGACAAGTGAAAGCGGACGAAAGAGCAGATGCTTATGACCGTATGAATCTGCAATTGACAGAGGCATCAAAAACAGCAGAAAAATCAAGAGACTTTGAACTGGCGCGTGACTTGCAAAATAGAGGCTTTGAAATTGAAAAAGCAAAAGCTACGATGCAGCACTCAGAAGAGTTGTTCAAAATTCAGAAGAAGTGGGCTTCTGATGTTGAGATTGCACGCATAGACAGAGAAAAAGCAAAAGACATATCAGATGCCGCTTACAGAGCCGCAGACCAAACATGGCGGCAGAAAGTTGAAAGTTGGCATGAAGAAGACAAGAAGGAGCGTCAAAGCTACGAAAACAGAAGACTTGCTGAAGATGCTCGACAGCACAAAGAATCCGAAAGACTTAGGGCGTTGGAAATTGCTAATAAGGGCGGTGCTGGTTCTGATACCGCAAGTGATGTCAAGAACTTCTTGGGCGTAAACTTTGGCACTGGCAAACAAGCAGATGCTAAGTACGACCAAGCTGCGGCTGCTGCTAACACATCAGCAGAGGCTTTGGCGCTGTCAAACATTGTCCGCAAAAGTCCTGATGTTGTTGGTCGAGTTGGTCAGGCAAAGGGCTTCATTGACCGATATGTCAAATCACTCAGCAGCGATGGCCTAGAGACTGACAAAACTCCTGTGCCAACAAACAGACAAGAGCAAGAGGCTTTGTTGTTCAGCAAACGGTACGCTGCTTACTTGATTCGTTATGAGCAGGCTCTTGCCGGAAGCGCCAAAGGCTTCACCGTTTCGTTCATGAATCGGTTCAACAACTTGATGCAACAGAACCAGTTCAATGCAGAAGGTTTTGATGGTCTGATGAAAGAGCAGATACGGGAGATTGCTGCCAAGTCTGCTGTTCTCAGCACCAAGATTACGCCAGAGAACTTGATGCGTCTTGGTGTGGCCCAAACCCGTGACCCAGATGCTATAGAGGCGTTTGGACGTATGCAAAGCGGCGGCGCATCAACAAGTGGCGGCGCTCAAAAAGTGATGCCAACTGGGGTTAAATTACAAGCGTACGCAGATGAGCATTTTGGCAAAGATGCAAGAAAGGCTGAAGATTATTTGCGTTCACAGGGGTACAAATAATGGCAGTAGACATTAGCGATTTACCCGCGCCTACCAAAGGCGTAGACATATCTGATTTACCTGCTCCTTCTCCTGCTCCTAAAGGAAAACCTCGCACGTACACCATGTTTGGTGTTCCGCCTGACCCCAAAGAAGAAGCAGTGGGTTACGGCGAAGCATTGAAGGGTGCGGCTTCTGGTGCTGCTCAGACTGCTACTGGTTTAGGAGAATTGTTGCCTGGTAAAGCTGGAGCGGCATCCGCAAGAGCAACTCAAAAATTAAAACAAATTGGGCCTCCCGAAGCTCAAATTGCAGGGCAGCTTGTCACACCTCTTCCTGCCGCAAAATTGCTTACAGGTGCATCTAGGTTAAAGCAAGCGTTGGGACTTGGTGGTGTTGTCGCTGCTACCACTGGAACTGGGGAAGAAGATTACGCCGAGAGGTTGAAAGAAAAAGCTAAGTCAGGTGGAGTTGCTACTGCTTTAGGTTTAGGCGCAGGAGTCGTTGCTCCTTACATTGCAAAAACCACCAAAGATTTGATTTCTAGTTTTAAGAAGCCTGCGGCAATAGCTGACGCTGAAGCGTTGGACGTTGTGGGTGAAAAAGGATTTGACCTCATAAAGAAAAAAGCGGAAAAGCTATATGGTGCACGGTCAGCAGAGGCAGACCAGAAGTACAACGAAGCGTTTGATGCCGCAAGAAAAGCACAAGCACTCGGAGAGCCGTTTGCCGTTTCTAACCAAGGACGGGCGTTGATTCAAAGCCTAGAGGCGGAGAAGAGCGTTCTTGCTGGCGGAGAAAGATTTGCTCGTGGCGAGGAAAAAATTGCTGGCATAAACCGTTTGATTGATGCCATCAAAGGAAAAACAACTGGCGGCATTGAGCGAGTCTCAAAAGAAACTCCTGCTGGCAAAAAAATCTTCCGCATGGAAGGTGAACCAAAGAAAACCACCGAAAAAGACATTGAGGCAATTGTTGAAGAACTCAGGTTCTTGCGTGATGTGGATGCTAAAGGAAAGCCGTATGAGGCTTATGCCGCTTTGGATGCAAACTACAAACGTGACTTAATTAAGAAGTTAGAGTCTGCTCTTTACACTTGGAACCCAAAATACAAAGCAGCTGATGAAGCGTACAAGGCCGCTTCTGCCCAGCTTGCACCCTTCAGAACTCAGCTTATGTCTGGTGCTCTCAAGGGCGAGAAGTTTGACCCTAAGAACTTGGTTGCATCTCCAGAAGAGTTTGGGCCTAAGTTTTTTAGTGATGTGGATGGTGTTCGGCAACTCAAAGATGTGACACAGGACACTGTTGCTGTTAGCCAATTGGGCAAAGAATATGTAGCTTCTTTAATGTCCAACAAGACACCCCAACAAATACAAGCGTTTGCCAAAGACCCTAAAAACATTGGTTGGATGCGGGAAGCTGGTGTGTTGGATGACGTTATAAAGTATGCCAACGCAGCCGAGAAAGCAGAGAGCAGGCAAGAAATACTCAAGAAATTAGGGTATGCGGCAGGAGCAGGAACTTTGGGTGCGGCAATAGGTTTGCCGATGTACTACGGCGTTCGCCGTACTTTTGGACTGTAATCATGAGCAAGAAGGCAAAAGGCATCAACCCTGAGTTGGAGAGTGCTATCAGCAAGCTGATGAAGGAAGTCATGGCTGACCCCACGGCTACCATCACCGACAAGATGCGGGTGCTAGACCGCGCTCTAAAGCTAGAGCAACTCAAGATGAAGGATGCTGACTCCGAGTGGGGCAGCGGGTTTGGGTTAGACGATGATGACGATAAATGATAAGATGATTACTCTACAACTAGAGGGTAATCGTCATGGATGCAACATCTATCATTCGCCTAGCTTTGGCGGTCATCTCCGACCGCTTGATAACTATCGCCGCTCTGCTTACATCGTTTGGCCTTGGGTGCTGGACGATGTGGGGCATGGGCTGGGAAAGAGTGACAACACTGGCAATTTATGTGATATTCGCGTATCTTCTAGTAACCGTAAAGGAGAAAAGTAATGAAGCACCAAGGAATACAACGTCCACATGACGTTAACCAGCAAATAGCTAAGTCCACCCGTCCTCAACTGCCCCGTGACGGCAGCAAGGACATGCAGCGTTGGGAGCCAGGGCAGTTGCCAAAAGGCGGCTACCGTTCTACCTTTGACTTCTCAGAAGGCAGCTACAACACCAAACAATCTCCTACCTCCGGCGGTGGCTGCAAGGTGTATTAATGGCTGCAAACATTCCTTTCCAGGCGCAGGGCAAGACGTACAAGGCTAACGCCACCACCGCTTCCCAGACAATCAGCATAACGTCTGATAGCCCTTGCAATCAGATTTGCGTGGCTAACCACCAGCCTGCGGGTTCTACTGGTCAACCTGTGTACTTTGTCATCAGTGCCAATGCCAGCGTGACTGTCACTGTGCCTGGTAATGGCACACCGCAGTACGCGCTAGTGTCTGTGCCTGCCAGCACCAAGGTATACACAGTCCCTTACCAAATTAGCTCTACTCCTATTTACATAGCGTTTATTGGAGCCGCTGCGTCTGAGTGTTACTTCACTCCTGGCGAGGGAAATTGACAATGGATGAAGCAGGCAAACATATTTCTGCTAGTGTTTGTGGGTGGCATCCTGTGGGGTGCTACCTCTAAAAAAGAATGCAGCGTATCTGACTTTGCCAACATAGCGTACTCCACACACGACCCGAAAGAGCGCCATGAAAGAATTATTGGTTGGTTGGATGAATCAGGTTCAGTCTGCACTAAAGAGCAATTGGCTACGATTTACAACAATCTGGCGCAAGCAGTAGGCACTGCCGACACTATTGCTATCAGGACAAAGATAGAGAAGCTGTACGAAAAGGCAAAGTAATGGAACCGAAAGACAGGCTCATTTACATGGTCACGTTGATGGTGACCGCCACTCTTTGTGCTGTTGTCGTTGCCCTTATAGGCGCACTCATACACGGTCTGTTTGTCAAAGAAGTAGACAACACCAAGATTTTTGAAGTTATCGGCCCTGCTTTTCAGACCATCATTGGTGGATTGATAGGCTGGCTATCCGGCCTTAAAGTAGGCTCACACATGGATGAGGTAGCAGATGGCACTTGACCCCGTATCCGCATTGCTCGACATTGGTGGCAAAGTCATGGACAGGCTGTGGCCTGACCCCGTGCAAGCTGCTGCTGCCAAGATGGAATTATTCAAGCTGCAACAGTCTGGTGAGCTATCCATCATTGCAGGGCAACTAGACATCAACAAAGCAGAGGCTGCTAACCCCAGCGTGTTTGTTAGCGGCTGGCGACCAGGCATAGGCTGGGTGTGCGGTACAGGCTTTGCCGTGCAGTTCGTTATTGGCCCTCTTGCTGAGTGGGGCAGCGCCATCTACGGTCATCCTGTGAAGTTTCCCCAGATGGACATGGGCACGATGATGCCCCTCATGCTAGGAATGCTGGGCTTGTCCGGCATGAGGACTGCTGAGAAAATCAACGGCGTAGCAGCGAAGTGATTTGGGTTCCTGTCATGTATCTGTGCGTATTGGAGCAGTGCGAATGGTTGCAGCAACAGACGTTCTACACTGACAAGGAACAATGCAAAAAAGTGCTTAACGACAGAGTAAATTGGTACAAAGACAACACCCATGCCAAAGTAGAAGGCATCTGTGTTGATGTGTTTGTTACCTTGAAAGACCCTAACAAGGCAGTGAAGAATGATAAATTCCCGCAACCTGGATGACCTAGCACCACCCGCCAAGCAGCGGGCAGAAGCCTTTATTGCAGCCGCCAAGGCCAAAGGTATCGACTTGCTGGTGACCTCTACCTACCGCGACAGCGAGAGCCAAGACGCACTCTACGCACAAGGACGCACAACCCCTGGCAACATAGTGACCAGAGCCAAAGCAGGACAGTCTTGGCATAACCACCGATGCGCCTTAGATGTTGTCCCATTGGTCAACGGTAAGGCCATCTGGGATGACCAAAATACATGGAAGCAAGTTGGTGAAATTGGTGTAGCCTGCGGGTTAGAGTGGGCGGGCAACTGGAAGACATTCAAGGAATACCCTCACTTTCAGTACACAGGTGGCCTGACCTTGGCTCAACTACAGCAAGGAGCAAAGATTGCCTAAGAAAAATGTGAAGCTCTCTGTCGGCAGAGGCGAGAAGCAGTCTGTCAAGAAGGGTGGAGGACTGACAGAGAAGGGCCGGAAGAAGTACAACCGTGCCACTGGCAGCAACCTCAAAGCCCCTCAGAAGTCTGGGCCACGCCACAAGTCTTTCTGTGCCCGCAGCAAAAGCTGGACGGGTGAGCGCGGCAAGGCCGCACGTAAACGCTGGGGATGCAGATGAGAACACCAAAAGCAAAGCGCGGGTTGTACTACAACATCAACAAACGCAAGAAGGCTGGTCTGCCAGCTAAGAAGCCAGGGCAGAGGGGTTACCCTACCGCCAAGGCTTTCAAGCGTTCTGCCAAGACTGCCAAGCGTTAAGGCGCAGGCAGCAAGCCGCCCTCAAACAGATAGCTGCCAAGATGCCCCAGGCGCACCCACGGTGCTGCCCAGACCTTGTAGCCGTTCTTCCTAGCCATGTAGCAGAAGTGATAGTCCTCTGACAGCAGGCGCTGCGTCTCTGGTTCAATGCTGCAAGCAAAGTATTCAATGATGCGACTGTCGCCTATGTTGCCATTCATAATGGTCACATCGTTGACGTAGCTGGACACCTTGTCTTTCATGCCTTCTAGGACTTCCCGCTTGATAAGCATGAACCCTGTGCCGCCATTCCAGATTTCCACTGGCTTGTTCTCCGGCACGGTTACAGAGCCTGTGTAGTCCACAAGGTTCACAACTAGGCTACCAGTGCGTGTAGTCAGCTTGTCCACCTCCACGCCCTCTTTCACGGCCTTCTCGACCCCGTGCCAGTTGATTTCCTTCTTAGGGTAGATGCCGCAGATGATGTCTACGTCAGCTTCCACCATAGGCGGGATGTGGCCTGCGTCAAACTTGATGTCTGCGTCTATGAACATCAAGTGGGTGCAGGGTGTTTTTAGGAACTGGTGAGCCAGTGCATTCCTGCCCCGCTGTATCAATGACTCATTAAACATAGAAGAGAAGGACATGTCCCACCCCACCTGTTTCATCACGTTGGTCATGGAAATAAGGCTGTTGGTAAAGTAGCCGCTGCACATGCCACCATACATAGGTGTGGCTACGAAAATGTGTTTCTTGTCTGTCATGTATTTAGTGCTTTCACAGAATTTATTAATGAATCGTAGGTAGCTGGTATGCCGACATTGTGGGAGCCGCAATCCAAGCACTCAACAGGCTCCTGCGCTGGCTGTGCCAAGGCTGCTCTAGCGGCGGTGATAGCTTCTATTACATGGCGGTTTTGTGTGTAATGTATGTACATAATTTCCAACGCCTCAAGCGCCAGCTTCAATGCTGCACGCACAGGCTCCTGCGCTGGCTGTGCTGCTAAATAAGCTCCATTGCTCCATGCAATCTTGCACATCCGTTTGGTGTGTTCTTCACAATCATGGTGTGTGTAAGGCGGGGCACTGCCTTCGTAGTACCACCATCTTTCAAAAGCATCAACATCCCCTTCTAGTTTGTGAGCAGCCATCCTCCGCTTGGCTGGAAAGCCGCCGCCCCACGCACCTTGCCGTTTAGCAAGGTCATCGAACGCCTCATCCTCTTCTGTCTTCATATCAGGCTCCAAACAATGCCACCCAGTAAGGTGACAAACAAAATAAATAGAAACAGGGCAATGAGTACCTTCACCATGTCGATGAAGAAATCACCTCCAGCGTCAGTGTCATCGTCTTGGTTCATTGCAACTCGCTCTCTGGCCTCTGCATCCAGGCCATGCCGTCTTCAAAGCCCTGCTGGTAGGCTTCTCTCAGGAGACGTCTAATATCCTCAAGACCCACTTCTTTGTGACGCTCGACTTCCTCCAAGTGCTGACTCTCTGTTTTTTTTGCAGTAGAAACTGTTGCCGTGTTTGTAGTTTGGGTTTCTTTGGTCATATTGATAAGTTCCATGAAGTTTTCTGTCTCGAACATTATTTCTTGGTGTGTCCCAACGTAAATTTTTTAGCTTGTTGTCATCAGCTATTCCGTTGTTGTGACAACATTGCATTCCTTCTGGCCTAGGGCCAACAAAGGCCTCAAGAACAAGCACATGCACAAAAGCCAAGCGATGGGATAGCCTGACTAGGTAATAGCCGTCTTTGTCTTTGATGAGCTTCAAGAACCGTTCCGGTAAATTTCTTTCGCCATACCGCTTGTCAGGAACAACGTGCGGTTTTCTACGCACAATGCCAAGCTCAGAAACTTCATAGTTTGGTTCGTTATAGACATCAGCATATTTCATTGTGTTCTCCTAAGATAAATCAACAACACGCATAACATATTTCCCTTTCGAGTTTTTCCGGTGTCCATGCACTTCAATCCTTATTCCAGCATCCCGCACAAGAGAAAGAGTCTCAGAGTCCATAATCTTTTTTATGCGGTCGCTGACAGCAGAGGCGGTCACTTGCACTGCCAAGACTTCTCCTTTGCGAATAGCAAGCAAGTCCGCCCAGCCCCACAAGTCTTTCCGCTGCTTGGTGAAGCTGTTCCACTTTTCTACAATTTCAACGTGGTATCCTGATTCACGCAAGTGAGCCAAGCTACGCTGTGTGGGTGATATTTTTGACATATAGGTGGGGTACTCGCTGCACTGACTGACCGCCGTTCCGCAGTCCCCTGTATCAGCATCCGCTTTCCCCCGTTCTAACTAAAAAGGGATATCCCCGTCATAATCGTCCTGCCCCCTGCGGGGCGGGGCACGGCGGTAGGCAGGGGTGACCTCTACAGGTGCTTCCTGCTCCAGCTTCTTACGCTTGAGCCAGTTGTCCTCTTTAATAGACAGCAGGGTGTCGCCCCGTGCAGTGTCTTTCAGCCACATAGCAACCTTCAGCTTCTCGCCAGCCTTGTAGTCCATCTCTAGGACTAGGAAGCCCTTGTAGTCCGGCCCTTTGTCGGACTTCTTCTCTGTCTCCCAGTAGGCTACGCCAGAGCCTGGCATCTCGCGGTGGGGGTTACTGCTACTCATAGTGCTCTCTCCAAGGGTGTTACGTAATCCAACATGTCCAAATTGCAGGCTTTCAGGCCATCCAGCTTCGCAGCCTTCTGCAAGGCATCCATCTTGACGCTGACATTTATGCGCTCTGCCATAGCTTCGTAGGCATCCAGCCATTCCTGCTCTGTGTGGAACGCAGCGTAGGGTTCATCACTGTTGGGCACGTAGAGCTTGAAAGCCCCATCCTGCGCAGCCTTCACCTCCTCCACAGCCGCAGTGATTTCCTCGACAACCTCTGCCATGCCCATGTCTTTAGCTTTCGGGATTTCCTCTAGCTCTTCTGCGGTGTAGGTTCCCACCACACAGCCTGGGTACACAGTGCGGATGCCTTCTGAGATACAGCGGGCACGCAGCATGGCGCGGGGATAGTTCTTCCAGTTGTCCTTCCCCGTAAGGCCAATGCTCTTTGCTTGGGCAAACGTCCAGGTGAGTTTCAGAGAGCCGCCAGAGGGGTGCGAGAACGTCCCTGTGACCTCTGCGTCTGTGTAGACATCCCACTGCACCTTGCCGCCAGCATTCTGGAAACGGGCAAGCATGGCGTCTGCTTTCAGAGTAGGACGGCCCTGTATGACATGGTAGTCACGGGCAGCGATAGCTGGGTGCATACCCTCTGCCTGTGCTATCAGCATGAGAGCAAAAGCCTCATCTGCTGTCTTCATGCCAAACATCTTTGACTTGGCTATGGCAACCGCCATCTTCTCTATATCTGCCACTGGCACTAATGCGGTACTCATGCTGTTTCTCCTTTTGGTTTACGGCCTGGTTTAGCGCGGGGTGAGCCATCCTTCTTAGCCCCGTGCGGGTGGGTGAGAGTGTCTAGGCGTTGGGTCAGGACATCCACTTGGTGCTGCATGGATGACCGCATCCGCTCCATGTCACGCAGAATCCCCACTAGGGTTTGCTTCAATTCATCTTTCTCATCTTGGAAAAAAAACATGGTGAACCTCACTTCAAAAGAAAACGGCGTGAGCCTGGGGATGAAACTGTGAACTGGCGGTAGATGTCCGGCATAGCAGTAGCGAACAGCTTGCTGTCGAACTTCATACTGGGTTTGGCAGACTTCCAAGTGGCAAGCACCCGCCCGTCTACTGTGACCAGCGTGTCGCTGTCTGCGAGATAGCCCTGCAACATGGTCGCCAGTTGGTCTTCCTGCGCCTCTAGACCCTTTATTTGAGCCTTGATTTTGCTCAGTACAGCCGCAGCCTGCTCCACGTTCTGTGAGGCCGTTCTCAGCCCCTCTTGGCTTGCTGGGTAGAGTGCCCTAGCTTGGTCGGTAGTCTCCGGCTCAAGAGCCGTCCCTGCCTGTACATGCGCCCACAGTACTGCCATGTCCTTTACATGGTTCTCTTTCATGTCCTCCGTGATGGTCTTAGGAATGAGTACAAACTCCTGACCACCGAAAAGGACTGCCAGGTAAATCTTGTCCACCCCGAAAACGGTAGCCTCATGGACAAGCTGAGAAAGGTCAGCAAAAGGCATAAGTCCAGAATCAGCGTCAAACTTGTTGCGCGTGCCCGCGTTGTAGTTCTTAGCTTCCACAAGAAATGCTTGACCATCATTACCCCTTCCAACAAAGTCAAAGTGAGATTTGAGCCAAGGCTCCTTCTTATGCGTGTAGGCGTCCTCTATCTTCTGTAGCTCCACGCCTAGAGCCTTCTGTGCCAGTTGCCCTATAACGGGTTCCATAACGTGCCCCATCTGCACGGCCTCTATGCCGGACAGGTCGGGGCGCTCCATCTTGCCCTGCTTGATAAGGATGGCTTCGTTAGCGCGTCCCTGCGCGGCTAGGCGGCTATCGCCTGACCACCAGGCAGAGTTACGGGTTTCGGGTGAGAAATCGGTCATTTGTCTGCCCTCGCTTTCAGCATTGCGTCTGCCATTTCATAGGCTTGTTTGCTAAGCAATTCAAAATTCCAAACGCTGTCTTTAAGCACCTGCATTGCCAGACCAGCGTAGTGGTCACGCAGGGTCATGTCGCGGGCATAGCCGCCTGCTTTTAAGAAATCAGACATGGGACACCGCCTTTTCTTCGTAGTGGTTAGCTATTTCCCCGCACTTGCCTGGGCCATCCATGCGGAGAACGGAGCAAAAAGACATGCCTGACCGCACATGAGTGCCAGTGACTAGGGATACAGAATGTAAGTAAGAACACCGCGCGTATTGGTGTTCTGAATCATCTTTCGCTGGGGAAAAATGCTTGCAGTTGATGCAGAATTTCATGGTGAAAACTTTCATTAAGGTTAGCGGGGAACATCCCGCGAGAGAATTATAGCACTATCTGATTAGGCGTGCGGGGCCTTCTTACTGCTGGGTCTTCCTTTCTTTTGTTAAGTGCTTCCCTCCAGTACTGTTGCTGGAGTTTGGATAGCGGTATCCCTGCTGCTTCTTTGTCCTGTAGGCGGTAAGCCCACTCTTTGTATCCTTGATGTTGCATACGATGCCCCTAAGTGTTCAGACAATACAAGGGCTACATTAGACGATGATGATAGGTAAGCCCCTATCCTCTAGGTCTAATTCACCCCTGTGGGGTGTCCAGCATGGGGTTTGACCCTTATGCTGTTCTGCTGCTTTATTTATCACGGCGGGTTGCAGTCCCGTTCTGTTACCTATGTCAAGCCTAGTTCCGTGTTTATCGCTTGGGGCAGAACCCTCGCGGAGCCGTTCCCCTTGGGTCAAGCTCAGTCCGCTTTCCTTCCGCGCAGCCACGTCCCTGGCTCTTACTATCGTGCGGAGTACGGATGTCGTGAGCATAAAAAAAGCCGCTTACAACTGCCCCGTCGAAGTTCCCCTTAACGGGGCGAGGCATGTGTAAACGGCTTTCATTTGTTGACTTCGACGACAACGGTCAGAACTCTATCACAGCTTGCTTGGGCGTGTCAACACCCCATTGGGTAGCCATAGCGTCCGCTATCCCTTGAAAGGTCGCACTCCTCTTTTTCCACCTGTCGGGACTAGGCGGGAGGTTGTACCACTTGGGCAAACTCTTGCCGGACTTGGTAATGTGCCTCTCCCCCTTGCCCACTATGCGCGTAGGCATCAGGTGAGGCAAACCTTTTAGCCATAGGCAAGTGGTTTTGGTAGCCTCTTCCCCAAACATCCACGGCTGCACTATCTGGTCGGGCTTGCGTACCCGCGAGGAGATGACCGATACGGGGTTTTCTAAGGCTATGCGCGGGATAGGTGCGTCTAGGAGCGCACGGACAAACTCCAATGCCTCCGCTTGCTCCACGGCCTTACGGGCAAAGTGCTTGGCTCCGCTAACCGCTAGGTGCGTACACGGGGGATGGGCAATCATCAAGTCCCAGCCGTGGTCGAGAATGTCTAAGACGCTGCATTGGTAATGGTCACCCAACGGGGAGTCACTAGGCAACAAGTCACAACTCGCCGCATAGTGTCCCGCCCGCAGGAATGCGTCCCTGACTGTCCCGCTGTATTCACAGGCGACAAGGACTCTCATCTAATGCCCCAACCAAGTCAAAACCAGGGTTAACCCTATAAGAACAATGCCCAAGATGGTGATTACAAAGTCCCAATCTTCCCCGTGGCTATCGTGTTCCCGCCACTCAGGGCTGCGGGGGAAAGCCTCATCTAGCGTTCGTGGGTATCTGCGCGTGGTGGGGTTATGGTCGGTCATGCTGTTTTCTCCTGTTGGGTTATCGCTTGCCATTCACGCTCTGCGCGTCCGCTGTTGGACTGCACAGTCTCGCCCGTTAGCCCCACAAGGCCAAGCCTACGCATCTCCGGCAACCTACGGGCTACCTGAGATGGGTCTAGGCCCGCGAGAGAGGCTATTCGGTCTTTACCACTAGGCCCAAAAAGGATTAGGGCTGCGTGTATAAGGCCATAGTGCGCCGCTGCTGTAGTGACCGCTGCCGCTGCTGCATGGCTAGTGGCGGGGTCGCTATTACGGGCGCGGGGGAATGGGAAGATATAGCCGCCCTCAGACATGCTGCATCTCCCGATAAACAGACACAGCCTCACCGAATGGGAGGAGGTTTAGCACCTTGTCTGCGTTAAGTTTCTGCTGTAAGTCGGGGCGTGATAGCCACTTCTGCAAACTAGATGAGTCCATGCCTTTTGTCTCCAACATGTCCTGCCCACGCACAAAGAGGATGCGTTTCTGCATGGCTTTCTTGAGGTCGCGGGCATATAGCCAAGCAGTCACTAAGTCATCTATTAGGCCATCCGCAGACTGTAGGAATACATGCTTGCCCTCATCGTACTCAATCGGGGGCAGCGTCAATGCGTAGGCTTGCAGGGTTTGGTACAACGCATTGGGAAAGATGCTAGTTGAGGCTCCATATCCATTGTTGCTGGCCTCTCCTGCTTTCTTCCCGTCAATGTAGATTGTGGCTTGAAAACAGTTTGTCTCATGGCTTGCAAACTCGCTGTGTTTGACGTTCTTAAGTTCGATGTTCATGCTTGATTCTCCGAAATGTAGTCGTTGATGATGTGCTTGGCGATTTCGTAATAGTTGACATCCTGCAAGAATGCCCGCGCATAGTCCTCGACAAGGTTAGACGGGCGGCGTTCGTCATAGCCCATGCCTGAGAAGATGATTTCTTCCGCGAGTTCCTGTAAGGACTGAGAGAAACCATAGGTGTCAGGCTCTTCTCTGTCTTCGATGTAGCCGTCTAGCTCATGCTCCATGCCGTCAAAGATTTCTAGCTGAACACGCCAAGTGGCGTAATTTGACCAGCCGTTGTAGGTTGTGTCTGTCATGGCAATTGCTCCTAAAAGATTACGGCTTGCGATAGTGCAAACCCCTAGACCCTGCACGCAAGGCCTAGAGGGTGCGCTATTGTGCTTTTGCTATGCGGTTGAATGCTGCGAGGTATTCCCGTGCTGCGCGGTAGGTGTCGCAGCGTATTTTGTCCATCACCTCGCCTCTAGTGCTGTACAGCATCACTAGGTACATGCCGCTAGGTAATAGGCGTTCGAATGTGGTGTATGCGCCGTTCTTTTGTTCTGTGATTTTGGTCATATCGTGCCCCTTATGCTGTTTCGGTTTCTTGTAGCTTGGCGAGATTCGCCTCTGCTTCGGAGATGGCTTCATCCATCATGTCATCGAAGCATCCATCAGTGATGAATTCACGCGAATCGTTGTAAAGGTTACCGCCAAGGTAGGCCGTGCCAAGTAGGATGCCATGCTTGTAAGCCTCTACACGGGCGCAAAACCAGTTGTATGTCCCGTTATCAATCTTGCGGCATATCTCGCCGATGTCCTCTACGGAATCATCGAATAGGTCACGGGGATGGGTGTCCTCTGGCGTGATGCTGAGAACGATATGAAAGCCACGTGATGTGTGGCTGTGAATCTGTTGATAGTAGCTCATAGAAACTTTCTCCGACTTGGGTTGCCTCTAAACTCTAGAGGTGACGTGATTATAAGGCTATTCCTATGCAATTCCATAGGGACAATCTCAATAATTGACACTAGGGTTTTCCCTAGTCAACACCCGTAGTAGACTAGTAACCTAGTTAGGGGTATACTAGTAATTCAATTAGGGGTATTAGGTACTTAGTAACTAGGCCTTGCTGTAGTCACCTGGCATGGATAGGGGATAGATTGCAACATCCCGTTCCCTGGCTACCGATTGTCCCCTGCCTAGCCTGCCTGCTGCACTAGTCATTACATGCTGCACTGCCTGCACCATGCTATTCCCTAGCCTGCACCTAGCCTGCCTGTAGCTGCCTGCACTGCCTGTAGTCTCTCAATAGGGGAATGGCCCTGCTGCCTGCCTGCGCTGCGCTGCCTGCTGCCGCTCTGCCCATGTTGATGGGTTTCAATACCTGTGTGAGTGTGCACCCAACATCTCGTCCCCCCCAGAAAAAAATAGGTTTCCCTCCGCTGATGGAAGTATGCTAGTATTAGGTTATAGACACAGTGGAGATGTTGATATGCAAGCGATAGAGAGAGAAAGCGGTATTGCTATGCCAAAGCCCAGGGTGGTGTACGCCTACCCTTATGAGGACATGGAAATAGGGGATTCCTTCACCGTGCCTGTGGAGGCTAGGGCGAAGGTACTCAACGCTAACTACAGGGCTGGGAAGCGGCTACAGCGTGTGTTTGTAGCCAGGACAGAAGGTGACCTAATCAGAGTTTGGAGAATGGCATGAAAGTACAAGTTGAAGTGCATGACAAGGTTACGTCTGTTGACCTTGTTGACAGGCTTATGCGGGCTAGGTTGGCAGAGATACACAACAACTTAGAGGAGTGGAATAGTGAGCCTGACATACAGGCTGCTTGCAAGACTCTGCTGGATTGGATGGTGAACCCTCATGCCCAAGACTAAAAAGATAACTCTCAACATTCCTATCACCATAGACCTCACAGAGAGCTTCATGCAGGGGATGGATGACTTTGTGGCCCAGTACTTACAGGACTTGCTGGACAACGTGCTGGAGGAAGGGCACACCGACAAGGAGATAGCAGCCTGCAAGGTGCTGCTGGACTACATCAGTGACTGACATGTCAGACAGAGTACAGCTAGAGATGGCAGAGGCCAGGGTGTTGCTGCATTCTTACTTTGCTGCCAAGCGTACCCACGGGAAGCCGCAGGCAGATAGGTTCCTAGCCGCCCAGTTGTTGAAGCTAGAGAAGCTCTACGGCAAGCAGTCGGACGTACGTATCAAGCAGTACATGCGCCGTGTCAAGGATACAGAGACCTTCTATGAGGAGTAAGCATGAGAGTAGCAGTAGTCACCCCTTACTGGAAAGAACCTATAGCCGTACTGGAGCGGTGCTGGCGTAGTGTCCGGCAGCAGATCCACTGCGACATTGTTCACTACATGGTGGCAGACGGTCACCCTGTCCAGACTTTTGAGAAGGGTGCGGATGTTGTCCACATCTCTCTGCCCAACTGCAATGACTCTGGCGACACGCCCAGAATAGTGGGGCTGTCGGTAGCCAGTGTGCAGGGTGCTGACGCTATCTGCTTGCTGGATGCTGACTGCTGGTTTGAGCCTGACCACATAGCTACGATGGTGGAGGTCATGCAGCAGTCGCAGGCCAAGGTGGTAACCTGTCCTCGCGTGCTGTGGAGGATGGACGGGACACAGATGGGTGTAGACACTGAGAGCAACGGTATCCATTGGAATGACACCAACTGCTTTCTACTTTCACGTGAAACATTCCCGCTGTGCAAGGAGTGGGGTTTCCGGCCCAGAGAGTACGGGTACATAGGAGACAGGTACTTCTGGAAAGCCGTGCAGGACTCAGGGGTCAAGATAGCGCGGTCTATGAAAGCCACTGTCAACTACCCTACCACCCTGGCCTTCCACTACCAGCAGGCGGGGGAAGTTCCTCCTGATGACAGCAAGGTGGTCTTGCTAAAGAATGGTGTCCCCCAAATTAAGAAGTACGCAGACCTGAGAACAACAGCATGAACATAGAGATACACACCCTTGCTTGGCCCAACACTAACGTGAAGATGGTGGAGGCACACACCAATACCTGTAAGCACTTAGGTCTGGATGTGGCGTACCACATGACACAGACCCCGCACGGCAAGTGGATGGACATCGTTATGGACAACAGCACTGCGGACGTTGTTGGCTTTCTGGACATCGACTGTGTTCCCACCAACCCAGGCGTTGTCAACGCTGCTGCGGCGTGGGCTGCCCAGAATGAGTCGTTTGTGGGCATAGCGCAGGCAAGTAATCACATCTGGCCCAAGTCCCATATCTTTGCTGCGCCTGCCTTCTTCTTCATGTGGCGTGATGCTTGGACAGAGTTGCGTAAGCCAACCTTCTCGGAGACAGAGCAGAGTGATGTGGCAGAGAACGTGTGCTACGCCGCAGAGATGGCTGGGCTGCGTTACAAGACTCTGTTCCCTACCCACTGGACAGCAGAGCCGGAGGAAGGCGCTTGGCGGCTGCATACCTACGGGCTGTACGGCATAGGCACGCACTTTGAGGAAGGTGTGTACCACCTGTACCAAGGTCGCATGGACAAGAACGTCCAGATGTTTGTCAACACCTGTGACAGCATCATCAAGGGCAACTTGTCAACAGAGTTCCTGATTCCCACCAAAGCACCCTACCACGGACGTATCGTTCCATGAAGTTTGACCTACAGAAGTTCTACAAGTTTTGCTCAGAACTAAAGATTGAGACCAAGGAAGAAGGTCTCAAGAAGATGGGGCAACTGCTGGGGACGCAGACGTATGTCATGGAAGAAATACAGAAAGGGTTAGCCGAAGATGTCCACTTCTTTGTCATTCTCAAAGGCCGTCAGTTGGGTATTACCACTGTCAGTTTGGCACTTGACCTTTACTGGCAGTTCACACACCCTGGGTGGCAAGGCACGTTGGTTGCAGATACAGAGGAGAACAGAGACATGTTCCGCTCTACTCTCGCTATGTATATGGAAGGGCTTCCAAAAGAGTACAAGATTCCTCTGGTTGCCCACAATAGGAACCAAATGGTTCTCAAGAACCGAAGTCGAATCTTCTACCAAATTGCGGGAAATAAGTCTCGATTGGGGCAGGGTAAAGCTATCACTTATCTTCACGGCACAGAGACAGCCTCCTGGGGCAATGAGGAAGGCTTAGCTTCCCTGATAGCTTCTCTGGCTGAAAAGAACCCTGAGAGGCTCTACATGTTTGAGAGTACCGCCCAGGGCTTCAACATGTTCCACGACATGTACAAAACTGCCAAGTCTGCTAAGACCCAGCGTGCCATCTTCTGCGGTTGGTGGCGTAATGAATACTATTCTGTTCCTGCGGACAGCAACATCTATAAGGTCTATTGGGATGGCAAGTTAAGTCCAGAAGAACGTGAGTGGACGAAAGATATAAAGAAGTTATACGGCGTGGAGATAAACTCCAGACAGATGGCCTGGTGGCGGTGGAAGATGTTGGAAGGTATCAAGGATGAATCCCTGATGTACCAGGAGTTTCCGCCTACCGAGGACTACGCCTTTGTGATGACAGGCACTTCCTTCTTCTCCAGCAGCCGCTGCACAGACGCTGCGAAGGTTGCGAAGAAAACTCTGCCTGACTGCTACCGTTACATCTTTGGGCAGAACTTCCAAGACACAGAGGTCATGCGCTCAACAGAGCGGCTGGGTACGCTGCGTATTTGGGAAGAGCCTAACGATGCCGCCTACTACGTCATCGGTGCTGACCCTGCCTACGGTTCCTCTGATTGGGCAGACCGCTTCTGCATTCAAGTCTTTAGGGTGTATGCCAACGGCTTAGACCAGGTGGCAGAATTTGCCACCAGCGAGATGAACACTTACCAGTTTGCTTGGGTGATTGCCCACCTTGCCGGAGCTTACAAAAACTCCACCCTTAATTTAGAGGTCAACGGCCCTGGGCAGGCGGTCATCAACGAAATCAGAACGCTGCGCCGGACAGCAGCAAGCATGGGCAACGTTATGGGCAAAGACCTGATGGACGTACTGGGCAACATGCAGAACTATCTCTGGCGCAGGAACGACAACCTCGGCGGCCCTGGCAACAGCATGGGGTACTTGACCACTGCCAACACCAAAGAGCGTATGCTGGCGTACTACAAGGACTACTTTGAGCGCGGGATGATGAACGTGTTCAGCATGGACTTACTGGAAGAGATGAAGACCATTGTGCGTGAGAACGGATTCATAGGCGCACCTGGCAGAGCCAAGGATGATAGGGTGATTGCCGCCGCGCTGGCTTGTGTAGCCTTTGCCGAACAGGTTCAACCCCGCCTGATAGCCGCCAAGCTCACCCGTGAGGTGAGTGTTATGAAAGAAATGCGGTCAGCAGAAGAGTTATCCACAGCCACCAACGTCAGCAACTACCTCAAGCGGATAGGAATGTACGGGTCATGAAGGCTTTAACCAAACAAGAACTGTTCCGTCAGATGAAGCGGTTCGTAAAAGACAGGGAAAGAGGCATCTCTATAGACTTGTTTTGCCGTCTTGCGGGCATAAGTACCGTGCAGTTCTACGATGTATTTGTCCACAGGACTTATCCACAGACTGAAATGATGCAATTGCGGGTTAGCAAGGCCTACCAGCAGTGGAAAGAGGGCAACGTGAAGGTCATGCGCCGCAAAGACAACACCCGCTATGTGGAGTACAGACGGGAGCCGCAACCCGCCATGATGCCTGGTATGGGGCTAAAAGTTACGCCAGACGGCATAAAAATCAAGGTTGGAATGGTCAACCGCCATGATTACAGTGAAATTGACCTACAGGAAGCACTTAGAGGGTAACTATGGCTATATTGAGAGACTACTACTGCGAATCACACGGTGTATTTGAAGCATGGGAGCCTGAGTGCCCCATGAAGCACTGCAAGGCCACCATTTCTATCATCCACCTCAAACCAGTGGGGATGAAGTCTGCAAAGACTGCCAAAACTGACAAAACACTAGAAGGTTTGGCAAAAGACTTCCAAATGACGGACATCAAGTCCACCAAGGAGGGCGAACACCAAACTGGCTACCTCAAGCGGAACAATAAGCTCACTGATAAGCAATATGCAGAGGCTACAGCCGCCAGTGAACACTTTGAGAGCCAGAATGAAAGCCAAAAGCAGAAAGAAGGACGGGCTGGTGATGCCGCTATCTGGGGTAACGGGGGGAACATCAACATGAAGTCAGTACTTGGCGGGCAGTTCAAGTCCGTAGCGGGGGAGTCTGTGGGCATCAACCCCCGTGAAGCGGGCAATTTGACAGGGCCAAAGCCCGCAAGTTATTATGCTGACCACGAAAACCTAACGGTTCCTAAACCATGAGAATCCCCAAAGAGCCAGTACAGAGGGAATTGTTCTACCTAGACCTGATACAAAAGTGTCTGGTATCTAGGGAAGAGCGCCGCCCTGACTATGCTTCCCTGCGTAGCTATTTTCTCTTTGGAAATGCGCCTAGTGAATCGCCTGCAATCTTCAACAAAATCTATCCGCACATTGACCAGTTGACGGCGTTTCTGTACTCAGCAGAGACAACCCGTTTCTCTATCAATATTGGTGCGGCGGTGAATGAATTAGAACACCGTAAGATTCCCACGCTGACCCGTGCACTCAACGATGAGTGGCTCAACAGCAATGCTGACCAGGTGTTTTCATCTGCTGTTTCTTGGGCACTTTGCTACAACTCTACTTTTGTCAAAATCATTATGAACAACGGTATCCACCCGTACATGGTGGAGCCTGGAAGCATGGGCGTGTTGCGGGAAGACACACCCTACACAGACAGGCAAGAGGCCATTGTTCAGAGCTACTACATCACCAAGTCTGAGCTGTACGCCCGTCTGTACAACCACCCTCAGCGTGATGCTATTGTCAAGCGAGTTAGTGCCACACAACATGAGCGCACAGAGATAGCCAACGGGGTAGAGCGCATCATCCTGTCTGCGTCCAACCCAACCATGTACGGTAATGTCAACCTCGACCTTGCTGGCAACAACAAGTACAAGGCTACGGTGTCGGAAGAAACTGTAGAGATGATTGAGTTGTGGGTGTGGAACGATGACATTGCTGACTACCAAGTGGTCACCCGCGCTGACCCCGACATCATCATCTATGACCGCCCAGGCGAACAGGTATTCTTGAAGGGCGAACTGCCATTCATTCAGATTTGCCCTAGCCCGTTGTATGACTACTACTGGGGTCAGTCAGAAGTGTCGCGTCTGGTTTACCTCCAGCAACTGCGAACAAAACGTCTGGCTGAAATCCTTGACCTTCTTAGCAAACAAGTCTCGCCGCCCACGGCGTTGATTGGCTTTACGGGCATCTTGGATGAGAAGAACTTTGCGCTCAACCGCGCTGGTGGTTTGTTGGCAACCGACATGCCCAACGCCAAGGTTGAGAAGCTGGCTCCCACTATCCCGCCGGACTTGTTCAAAGAGCTAGGTCAGATAGACCAGATGTTTGAAGAAGTGTCCGGCATTGGCAACGTGCTGCAAGGCAAGGGTGAGGCGGGTGTCCGCTCCTCTGGTCACGCCAGCCAGCTTGCCCGTCTTGGTAGCAGCCGCGCTAAAAAACGTGCGTTGATTGTTGAGGACAGCTTGGAGAAGTTGGCTACGTTGTACCTCAAGTGTATGCAAGCGTATGACGATACGCACTTCAAAGATACAGAAGGTTTGCCGTTCATTGCCGAACAGTTCACCAAAGACTTTGTGGTCAAGGTGGATGCACACAGCAACAGTCCCATCTTTACCGAGGACTTGCGGCAACTGGCGTTCAACTTGTTTAAAGCGCAGGCAATTGACAAGGAATCTTTGCTTGACTTGCTAGAGCCGCCTATGAAACAATTGCTCAAGGACAGGCTCAAGAAGATGGAGAAGACGCAGGCTGAGAAAGCCGCCTCTGCCCCACCCAAGTCCCCAGGCCCAGCACCCAAGGAGAAATGATGGCAACAGCACCAGGCTCATCCCGCGCAGGCATTACGCAGCCCAAGGCAGACCAGCCTCGCGTGAACACATCCTCTCTACAAAGAAAAGAAGCGTCCCCCTCCTTGACATACCGTCAGGACGGGGTTAAAAACTATGCAGGGCGCAGTCAGCGTGATTACGCCCGCCGTTGACCACTAGGAGTTTTTCATGTACAAAATGGCAAAGCGCGGTCGCAAGACTCGTCGGTAAGAATTGCCCGAAAGGGCGATAAGGGTATGGCTGCTTCCCCTGGTAAGTAAGTGGCCGCCTTGATGAAGGAGCGCATTATGCGTAAAGGTCGTAAAGGACGTAAGTCTCGCAAGTAATCAGGGGGGAACCCTTGGTTGCCTAGAGCAGCACATCATTTGGCGGTTGGATGCTAAATAACCGCCACTATTGACAAACCGTTTGTATATGGTACAAACGCGACCAAAGGAGTTAGTTATGAGTGTGCCAGAAGAGAAGTTGAGAGAGCTAATGCGAGGCAGTCGTTCTGCTGGCGCTGCTATGCCAACCCCTCCTGGTGGTGCTGACGCTCCACCTCCTGGTGCAATGTCGGATGCGGAAACCCCGCCTATGTCCGCGCCTATGTCTACCCCAGAGCCAAAGATGGGTAGCAAAGAAGCCGCAATGATTAACATTGGGATGGCAGTAGACTTGTTGGAACAGTCACTGCCTGCTTTTGGGTCAGAATCTCCAGAAGGCCAAAAAGCCTTGGCTGCTATTCGGCAACTGTCTGGCTTGATGGGGCCGCGCAAGAACAAAACCAACGAATTGCAGCAGTCTGAAATTTTGCAGATGCTTCAAACTCTTCCTCAAGCTGGTGGCGCATCGCCTGAGGCGAAGGCTATGTCTGCTGCGCCGATTCCAGGTATGCCACCCGCCGGAGGAGGTATGCCTCCCCCACCTGGCGGCGGTATGCCACCCCCTTCTCCCCCACCTATGTAAGGAAATATCATGGACTTGTTTAAACCACGTGGCGCAGCGGCTCCTCGCAAACCCACTGACAACAATCAACAAAATGGCGTTGTAACCAACACCCCTCGGTTTGCTCAACTTGGCGGTCTGTCTAACCCGTCCAAGCTGGGTGGAAAAATGGGCATGGCTGTACAAAAGCCTGCTGACGGTAAGCGCGTAATTTAAGACATTTAGAGGGTAACACTATGTCGCTTGAAAACATTTCTCTTGAGGCTCGTGATGAGTTAGCCGCCCTGTCCCAGATGCTGGCTGAAAATCCTGAAACTCGCAAAGACTTTCTCCGCATGACCAAGAAGGTCAAGCCGGACTTGCCAATTCCCGAACTTGACATGGAAGACTACACCCGCAATGCTGTGGGAAAGTCTGAGCAGCGCGTTCAACAATTGGAAGCACGGTTGCGTGAGCGTGACGCTGTGGAAGAACTCCAGAAGCGGCGCAATAGTCTGATGAAGAAAGGACTGATTCAGTCCGAAGGCGAAATCGAAGAAGTAGAAAAAATCATGCTTGACAAGAAAATCCATGACCATGAGACTGCGGCGCAGTACCATGCGTGGATGAAGCAGGCAGCAATTCCTACTTCTTCTGGCTACAACGCTTCACCCGTAAAGCAATTTGATTTGAACCGTTACTGGAAAAATCCAGTTGGTGCTGCACGGACTGAAGCTATGAATGCGTTGAACGATTTGCGTAGACCAAATCGTCCAATAGGTTTGTAAAAGAGGGTATTCTTTTGTTAATCTGTTCGTAAGGAGGCCTTATGGCTATTGGCGGCGGCATCCTACCAGCTACAGGGTCATCTCAGTTTACTGAACTGACTTACGTAACTCGTAGAGCCTTTATCCCGAAGCTGGTTGTCCAGCTTTACAACTCGACCCCGCTACTCGCGGCCCTGATTAGTAATAGTCAGCAAGCCTCTGGTGGTGTTTCTTCCATCACTGTTCCCGTCCAAGGCGCACAGTTTGTAAATGCCCAATGGTCTGACTACAGCGGCTCTTTTGCCCAACCGTCAGTCCAACAAGGTGCTTACAACGCTGAGTTTGACTTGAAGCTGATGATTTCTCCCGTGCCGTTCCTCGGCATGGAAGGCGCAGTTCAGCAAGACGCAGCAATCATCCCGTTGATTGAGGCTCGTATGAACGATGCTACCAACGTGATGATGGACGCAATGGCAACTGCCTTGTACAACAACACCACCAACACCCAACAGTTCATCGGACTGCCTGGTGCTGTGGATGACGGTACAACCCTGCAAACCTACGGCAACATCAACCGCTCGACCTACACCTGGTGGAAGTCGAAGCAGTACGCTGCTGGTTCTGTTAACCCTACCCGTCAGAACATCCTGCAATACATCTCTGGTACTGTGAAGAACGGCGCTGAGATGCCTAGCTTTGGTGTTTGCGGCTTTGGCACTTGGACGCTGCTGGCTCAAGACTTTGTTGGTCAAGAGCAATATGTCATCACCCCAGGTTCCGGCTTTGACGGCGACAACAACGGCCCCCAGGCTGCATTCCGCGCCCTGATGGTTGCTGGTGTTCCTATCTATCCTGACCCCTACTGCCCCGAAGGCACGGTGTACTTCCTCAACACTAACTACCTGTCGCTCTACATCCATGAGCAAGGTTCGTTTGTGTTCACGGGATTTGAGTCCACTCTGCCCAACTGGCAAATTGGTTATGTTGGCGCGGTGCTGATGATTGCCGAACTGGTAAACGTCAAGCCCAAGTCGATGACCAAGGTGACGGGTTACAACTACCTTTCACTGTAAGGAGTAGACAACCATGTCTTTAGCACTCAATAAAATCCTACTTGCTAACGCACCTACCAACACGGCTGGCGCGTATCTGCAAGGTGTCACTATCACCAGCATCGGCATTGGCAACACCACGCTGATGAACGCTGGTGTGTCTAGCGCACAAAACGTCCCTGCTGGTACTTACATTCTTCCTCAAACCACCAACAACGTGGCTATTGAAGTGAATGCATATACCTCTGCTGGTGCAAATGCCTGGACTACGTACATTGCAGCCAACACTGGCGGTACTGTCATTTCTGATGGATTCAACGTGCGTGCAAACGCAACTACATCCACTCAGAGCCTTACGCTGTACACATCCAATGGCGGTAACAACGCCACTGGCACGTACAACACCTAAGGAGTAGACATGAACGCAAACCATGTAGGCGCACGCTACCCAGACTCATTTGGCAATTTTGTTATTGCCACAGCACCCATTGTTCCGCTTAATGCGGTAAGCAATGCTGCTGTTGTGATGTCTGTGGTGGGAACAAGCTACATAGTTCGCCGTGTCACCATCTCTAACGCAAACGCAAGTGCTGCCACCGCTAACGTAAGTATCATTACGTCCAGCGATGGCAATGCTGCCAATGCAGTTTTTGCAACAACCAAGCTCTCAAACATCACCAGCACTACAACTTTTCAAGACATTGCTCCTACCGCTAATGCCGTTTCTAACGTGTATAGCTCAGGCGCTCTGTGGGTGAAAGTCACTACTGCCAACGATGCAACTTGCGAAGTGACGGTTTACGGTGACATCGTGAATCTATGACACAGACGGTTTTTGTAACCAACCGCAGCAACACCGTACTCAGAGATGGGTACGGTGGTGTCTTTTATGAATTCGTGAAAGACAAGCCCGTAGAGATTCCTCTCCATGTGGCGCAGCATGTATTTGGTTATGGAAACCCCAACAAGGAAAATTTCCTTGCCCGCTTGGGATGGATTAAGTCCCATGCAGAGTTAGAAACAGGATTGGAATTGCTGGCTCAGTTTGACATCTCTGAGCAGCAGCCAGAGCAGAACCGCTCCTTACCCTCGGCGGTTAGCGTAGTACCTCTGCGGATTGAAAAATCCGTAGGGGGAAAAGTTACGCAAAGGGCAGCATAAAATGGAAGCAACATGGCAACACTTACTTCCTACCTATCGGAAGTCCGGCGGCTCCTGCACGATGCCAATGGTGTCTTCTGGGACGATGCTGAACTAACGGATGACATTAACAGCGCCCGTGAGCGCGTTGTTAGAGACACGGGGTGCTTACGTACCCTTCAGATTACCCAAACTCCCATCTCTGCTACTGGCAATGTAGCCACTGCTTGGGCAGCAAGTACGCCCGTTACTGCTGGAGACTACTTGTTCTCCAACATTTTTATTTACCAAGTAACAGTCAGCGGAACTACTGACACTACTCCACCGCCGTATCCGGCATCTGGTTCTACGTTCCCGCCCACCGCCCCGTTCACCAACGGCACGGCAACTCTCCAGTATTCTGGCCCTGCGGAACTTGTCAACTATGCAGCTATGCCTAACGGGCAGTACACGCTGGATGTTATGAATGTTACGATATATTGGGGTAACAGTCGTATACCTTTGCGTTACTTGCCTTGGAGCAACTTCAACGCCCAGCTACGGTACTGGCAGAACTACGTTGGCAGGCCCATCTGTTTCTCAACCTATGGTCAGGGACAGATATACATAGCGCCAGTGCCAGACCAAAGCTATTACATGGAGATAGATACGGTCATTCTGCCTACAGCACTGACAACTGCTGCACCTAGTACCGTTGATACCATCGTATCCCCGTACACCTCGCCTGTGGCCTTCTACGCAGCCTACAAGGCCAAGTACAAGGAACAGAGCTATGGTGAAGCGGAAATCTACAAGCAAGAGTACATGAAACATGTCAATGCTGTTCAGAACTCTGTCTTCACGCGCCGCATTCCAGACCCCTACTCTAGCCCGTACTAATCATGGCAGCAGCAGAGCAAAAGAAGTCTTATGCTGTTGTTAAGAATTTCACCACTCTTAACACCAAAGCCAACAGAACGGCTATCAAAGAGGATGAGTTTGCCTGGATAGAGAACGCCATGCCTATTGGGCACGGCAACATTAAAATCATTCCAGCGCAATCAACTGTCAGAGACTCTGGCAATGCCGCTGTGGCTTTTGGCAACACAATCACCACGATTGTTTCTGCCAACATAGATGTCAGTGACTATGTAGTTGGCTTTCAATCCAATGGTGCGGCGCAATATTTTAATGTCACAACCTCCACCACTGGCAACATTGCTGCTGCGGGCACGTTCTCCTCAACAGGCGTAACCGCTGCCCAGTACAAGAACCAGCGCGTCATCATTGGCGACCCTGACAAAGGCTTGTTCTCTTGGGACGGCGGCAACCTGTCTAGCATTGGTTCTGTAGGCGCTATTGGTATCAGAAACGCTGGCGCAGGCTACACCAGCACTCCCAGCATCACTATTTCTGCCCCGCAAGAAACAGGCGGTAACGTGCAAGCAACGGCTACTGTTACTGTTGGTTCTGGCGTTGTTACTGCCATTACCCTAACCAACGGCGGTCAAGGATATACGGCTGCACCTACGGTTACCATCAGCGGCGGTGGAGCTACTACCAGCGCTACAGCGGTAGCTTCTCTGGTCACGTTCAAGACAGGCACGGTGTCTGTGGTGATGAACACTTTTGGCACTGGCTACACCAATTCTTCTAACGTCACGGTGGTTATCGGTGACGGCACTGGCTGGACAACACGGGCTGTAGGCAACGCCATCGTGTCCGGCGGGCAAGTTACCCAGGTCATTATGACCAACGCAGGCGCAGGATACACCTCTGCATCCAATGTGACGGTGGTCATCACCGACAGCAGCGGTACACCAGGAACAGGAGCAACTGCCACAGCTTTTGTCAACGTAGACAAGATTGTGGACGTAGCTACTTTCTCTGGGCGGTCATGGGTAGCTGCGGGTAGGACGGTGTACTTTTCTTCTGCCACCAGCGTCAGCGACTTTACGTCTGTGTCTGCGGGGTCTTTCACCATCACAGACTCCACGCTGCACGGCAACATCCAGGCTCTGTTGTCTGCCAACAATTTCCTGTACGTGTTTGGTGATGACAGCATCAACGTGTTCTCTGACTTGCGGGTGTCCAGCACGGGTGTAACCCTGTTCACCAACACCAACGTCAGCGCCAGTATCGGTACTAAACGGGTGTACGGCATCTTCCCGTACTTTCGTTCTGTTCTGTTTATGAACGACTACGGCATGTACGCCTTGGTTGGCTCTACCACCAGCAAGATTTCTGACCAACTGGACGGCATCTTTCCTTACATAGACTTCACCAAGCCTGTCACGGGTGGGCAAGTCTTGCTCAACAGCATACTGTGCGCGGCGTTTTCTTTTACCTACAACGACCCGCTGTCTTCTGCACGACCCATCCAGGCGGTGTTCTTTGAGAAGAAATGGTTCATTACCAGCCAAGGCGCATTGACATACGTCACTTCTGTCCCATTCAGCGGGGTGATTAACCTCTACGGGACTACAGGAACAGACCTGTACAAGCTGTACGGCAACTCCACAGGCAATGTCGCCAGCACCATTCGCACGGCCCTGATGCCTATGGGTGACAGCATCCGCACTAAGCAGGCGCTCAAGTTTGGCATTGAAGCCACTCTTACAAACGCCGCTTCTCTTAGCGTCACCGTGGACAGCGAGGCGGGTTCCAGCCCTGTTTACTCACTAGACAACAGCGTCACTTGGTATAACAATAGCTTTACCACCATAACCTGGAAAAACAACAGCAATGTCACTATTGCCTGGTTGACTTCCAACGGGTACGCCTTGTACAAGAGTGACGCGCAGCAGTACGGCAAGTACCTGGGTTTAACCGTTACCAGTAATAGTGCTGGTTTTGTGTACAACACGTTTGAGTTTGAACATGAATTGAGAGTGAGGTTCTAAATGGCAGTTCCCTATATCTTTGGCACGGCTACGGCATCTATTCCGTTGTCCAACCTTGACAGCAACTTTGCAACCACCATCACGTTGGGCAACACGGCTATCCAGCTAGGAAACACCGTCACCACGCTCAACAACATGACGCTGGCAAATGTCACGATTGGCAGCGGCAGTGTCACGCTCACAAACATCGCGGTCACAACCGCTAATTTAACTACTGCCAACATTGGCACAGCGGTGATTACTGGCACAAGCACATTGACGGGCTTGACCGCATCTACTGCTCTGGCGCTAGATGCCAGCAAGAACATTGTCAGCGTGACCAACACAGGCAGTGGCAACAACGTACTTGGCACTAGCCCTACTATTGCTACGCCAACCATCAACACCATCACTTCTGCTGCGGGCACTGCGCTCGTATTGCAGAGCAACAACGGCAACACAGCGGTCACCTACGACACAAGCCAGAACGCCACTTTTGCGGGTTATGTTAACGCACCCAACACATTTGGATTCAAGAACCGCATCATCAACGGCGCGATGGTGATTGACCAGCGCAATGCTGGAGCATCACAAACATTTACTGCTGCTGCTGCACTGGCGTATGCAGTAGATAGATGGTATGGGTATTGCACAGGGGCAAACGTCACGGGTCAACAAATTGCTGGAGGTACAACTCCAACAGTTACGCAAAATAGATACAGATTTACAGGCGCTGCATCTGTTACGGCAGTAGGGTTTGGTCAACGTATTGAACAAAAGAATTCTTACGATTTGGCTGGTTCTACTTGCACTTTATCAGCAGACTTGGCTATATCTGCAACATTGACCACAATTACATGGACTGCTTATTACGCTACAACAACTGCGGACACGTTTGGTTCATTGGCAAGCCCAACCGTTACTCAGATTGCCACAGGAACATTTACAGTTAGCGCAACAGTTACCAACTTTTCAGCAAATATTAGCGTTCCTGCTGCGGCTACTACTGGCATACAAATTTTGTTTACTGTTGGCGCATTAACGGCAGGCTTAACATGGACAATTGGCAATGTTCAGCTAGAAAAAGGCAGCACAGCCACATCGTTTGATGTTCGAAATTATGGAACTGAATTGTTGTTATGTGAGCGTTATTACCAAATAATAGACGGTTTTGCAGGAATTGCAAGTTCTACAACGGCAGTCTCTGCTGTTTCAACATTTCCGGTAACAATGAGAACATCACCATCGGTTGGAACAACTGCCGCATTAAGAATTA